GTGGCTAAGCTCGAAGTGGCTAAGCTCGAAGTGGCTAAGCTCGAAGTGGCTAAGCTCGAAGTGGCTAAGCTCGAGGCTCGAAGTGGCTAAGCTCGAAGTGGCTAAGCTCGAAGTGGCTAAGCTCGAAGTGGCTAAGCTCGAGGCTCGAAGCTCGAAGCTCAAAGCTCGAGGCTCGAGGCTCGAAGTGGCTAAGCTCTAAAAATTTTTATAATTTTGTAGTACGCTATTTGCTATGAGCTACGACGCAGATGATTACGATCGAAATCGCGCAGGCGCAAAACCCGGCGTAAAAACCGGCCCTCGCGTATCAGCACTCCGCTCCAAATACATAGAAGCGCGTGTTGCAGGACTGTCCCCAATCCAATCGGCAAAGCGCGCTGGGTACACAGACGCAAAGCGCAACTCCAAAGACCTGGAAAAGCACCCCGAAGTCACCACGGCCCTTATATCCGTGCGCACGCACGTGCGGAAAGTGAGTATCTACACGCGCGAGAAGGTGTTTGAGCTGATTGAAGAGGGGTTGCAGATGTCAAAGTCTGCAGCCGACCCTATGGCGTTCTTCAAAGGCGTTACTGAGATAAACAAAATGCAGGGTTTCTACGCTGCAGAAAAACATGAGCTGGGCATGTCGCCAGAACTTGCCGCGTTACAAGGGCACCTCAGTGGTCTGACTGACGCACAGTTGCTGGAAAGGCTGGGCGGTGAAAAGGGGATAACAATTGAAGCCAAAAAAGATATGTATACGGTGCAAGCAACTAAAGACCCACTACCACACTCCTAGGGCTTCTGAGATATGCATCGAGTGTCGTGCCAAGGAGGAATCGGCAGCGCTAAAAGTGCGAGCCGCCGCGCGACTGGATGAAAGGCTTGGCGAGCGCGTTAAAAAGCGTGTTACGGAGCGTACGAAGCAGATTGTAGAGGTCCAAAAGCGCAGTCTTGAGAAGCAGGCGCGGCTGGCCGTCAACAAAAGGGCGCGTGCGGCTGCAGAACCGACCGTGTCGGAGATACAGAAAGAGAAAGCGGAGCTTCTAGCAACCACCAAGCGTTTTACGCAGATTAAGGATGACAAGCTGCGCGCTTATGCGAACGCAGAGCGTGCGAAAGAGCGGGAAGAGAAGCTTGCGTCGACTGATGATGAGAGTGAGCGAGAGTTAATCCGCCGCGAGCTGTGCCGGCGCAAGCTGATCCACTTCACGCAGCGTTTTACGCCCAACTACGAGGCTGGTTGGCTGCATCGCGGAGTTGCGGAAGAGCTGGAGGGGTTCATAAAGAGCGTTGTTGAGTCCAAGAACCCGCGTTTGATGCTGTTCATGCCTCCGCGGCATGGAAAGTCGGAGTTGGTATCGCGAAAATTCCCGGCGTGGTGTCTTGGGCACTATCCCTGGCTTGAGTTTATCGCTGCGTCGTACGACTTGAGCCTTCCGATGGAGTTTTCCAGGCATAACCGGTCTCTGATGCGAGATCCGTACTACAAGCGGCTTTTTGAAACGCGATTGGACCCTGAAAATCAGAATGCGGAGTGGTGGAGGACGACGAAAGGGGGCGGATTCCTGCCGGCGGGTGTCGCGGGGCCTATCACGGGCAAAGGCGCGCATGTTTTGAACATTGACGACCCGGTGAAGAACGCGGAGGACGCGGATTCGGAGACGATGCGGCGTAAAGCGTTTGATTGGCTGGGTCCGGTGGCTATGTCACGGCTTGCGCCGCAGTCCGGGGTCATCATTACGATGACGCGGTGGCATGACGCTGATATGGCGGGCATGGCGTTGCAGACCATGTATGACTTGCTACGTGAGCGGGACGAGTTGGTAGCGGCGTGGCGTGATGACCGGTTACCGGAGCCTCAGATTGAGCGGATGGTGTCGAATCTGGAAGAAGAGATCGACATGTGGAAAGTTATAAAATATCCGGCGATTGCGGAGGCAGATGAGCCGCATCGGAAGAAAGGCGAGGCTCTGCATCCAGCGCGATACCCGCTTGCCCGGCTGAAACGGCAGAAGAATACGTTGCAGCCCCGACACTGGTCTGCGTTGTATCAGCAGAACCCGGTGCCGGAGGAAGGGCTGTATTTCAAAGTGGAGAACATTCGATACGCGGCGCCTATAGACTGGCGCGAGTTTCCGATTCGGATCGCTTGGGACTTAGCGATTGGACAAAAACAGTCAAGTGACTATACAGTTGGCGTTGTCGGGTGCTTGGACGAGGCCAATCAGATCCATGTAGTCGATATGGTGCGCGGTCGGTGGGATACGGATGAGATTGCAACGGCGATCTTGGATACGTACCGAAAGTACCATGTACATAATAAAGATATCGTAGTGGGAATCGAAAAGGGACAGCTGGAGTTAGCCGTAAAACCGGCCCTCCGGAAATTGATGGATGAGAGAAAGCTATGGCCGTCGTTCGACGATACGTTGAGACCGATTACCGACAAGATGATCCGAGCACGTCCGCTGCAGGGTATCGCCCAGCGCGGTTTGCTTATCTTCCCCACCAACGCTTCATTTACTGAAGTGGCAGTCCACGAGCTGCTCCGCTTCCCCGGTGGTGTTAACGACGACATCGTAGACGCGCTCGCGTGGTTGGCCCGTATGTTTGTCAATGTCACAGCGCCCAAGCGCAAGCGCCCACGAGTACAGAAGTCCTGGCGAGACCAGCTAGTCGTGTCATTTGCGGATAACACGGTGATGCTGGCATGAACTCCCAGACAGCAACCGAGAACTACGAACGATATTGCTACGTACGCGATAACGGGCACCTGCAGTACGTCCAGAAAGCGCGTAAGTGCCGGGATTACTTCTTCGGGCGGCAGTGGGACCCCGCCGTCAAGGCCATGCTCAACGCGTCCAAGCGGCCCAGCTTTACGATCAACCAGATATTCGCCCAGCTTGTCACGGTTACCGGTGAGTACATCGAGAACCGGGCGGACGTGGCGTTTGTCGAGACCGCTACGGGCTCGTCCGAGGTAGCCACGGCGCTGACCAAGGTCAAGATCCACATCGACCAGAGCAACGCCTACGACCATATTGAGGGTCAGGCGTTTATGTCGGGGTTGATGACCTCCCGCGGTTTCCTGGACGTACGTCCGGCGTTCAACGACCAGTTGATGGGGGAAGTGCGGTACCGGTATCTCAAGTCGCAGAACGTCGTCATTGATTCGGACGCCGACACATACGACCCGGATGGCTGGAAAGAGTGCTTTGTTACGTACTGGCTGTCGCTTAACGACATTGAGTTGAATTACGGACCCGAGTTTGTCCAGGAGATGGCGGGACGCGGGGCCTCTGCGTTCCAGTATGGATATGACTCGGTGGACATCCGCAGATCTACGTTCGGCGGCGCGTATGTTGACGGGGCACAAAGGAGTACTGGCAAGGAGGACAAGATAGGCCGCAACTACCGCGTCGTCGAACGACAGTACAGAGAAATTCGGCAGGCAGAGCACTTTGTCGACCCTGAGACGGGCGACATGCGCGAGATCCCCATCAATTGGGAGCGCAACCGCGTGGCGTCGGTGCGTGAGCAGTTTGGGCTCGAGGTCATCAAGAAGGCCAAGGAAAGCATTCGGTGGTGCGTATCGGCGGACAACGTGTTGCTGTTCAACGAGGACAGCCCCCTCAAGCACTTCACACCGGTGCCGTACTTTCCGTATTACTTCGAGGGCGAGACTTCGGGGATGATCGAGCAGCTCATCGACCCGCAGGACATGCTGAACAAGTCCATTTCGTCTGAGGTGCATATTCTCAACAGTGTGGCCAACAGTGGCTGGCAGATTGAGGAGAATTCGCTGGTTAACATGGACCCGGAGGAGTTGAAGACGGCGGGTGCGGAAACGGGGTTGGTACTGGTGCGGCGGCAAGGGACTGCACCGGCCGAGAAGATTCAGCCGAATCAGGTGCCGAGCGGGTTTGAGCGTATTGGTTACAAGGCAGTTGAGTTTTTGAAGGAGTTGTCGGGGGTTTCTGACTCCAAGCGCGGGTTTGACCGGGCAGACGTGGCGGCTAAGGCCATCCTGGCCAAGCAGCGTGCGGGTTCCATCAACCTGACCATGCCGATATCGAATTTGACGTACACGCGCCGTCTTGTGGCGCGCAACACATTGGATTTGATCCAGGAGTACTACACGGAAGAGCGGTTGTTCCGGATTACGAATTCGCGAGATCCAAGTGCTCAGAGCGAGGAAATCGCCGTTAACAGGTACGACGAGGCCTCAGGGACGATTATCAACGACCTTACGCTGGGCGAGTACGTGGTGACTGTGACCGACGTGCCGAGTCGTGAGACGTTTATGGACTCGCAGTTCCAAGAAGCGATACAGATGCGCGAGATGGGCATTCCGATCCCGGATAACGTCCTCATCAAGCATTCGCACCTGCAGGACAAGGCTCAGATCCTCCAAGAGATGCAGGCACCGCCGTCGCCAGAAGATCAGGCACTCCAGCAGCTGGAGCAGCAGATGGCGCAGGCCGAGTTGTCGTTGAAGGAAGCCGACATTCTCAAGAAGAAGGCCGATGCCGCCCTTGTACTGGCGCGTACGCGCTCAGAAGGAGCTAGTGGGCAGGCGCAGGCGGATCCCGCCATTGCGCAGGCTGAGGAGCTTGCAATGAGCCGTGAGCGCATGCAGCAGGAGATGGCGCTCAAGCGCGAGGAGTTGGCTTCGCGGATCGACCTTATGCGGGAAGAAAGCCGCGCCAAGCGCGCGATTGAGTTGGCGACGGCGGATGCGAAATGACGATGGCTCGGAAATTACAGGAGACGAAGGATGAAACTGCTCGAAAGGTTGTTCATGAAAAATCCGAATCCCCCGGCGAGATACGCCCCGTTGGGGACCGGCGTAGCGACGATGACAAAGAAGAAATTGATGAACCGGGGTAGGAACATCGATAGCATTGTGAATGATGCCGTTAATCCGAAGAAAGCAAAGGCGGGTCTTCGCTCGCCGTATTGAGGAGTAGTAGTAAATGAACGCAAAAACCGCCGCCGAACTTATTGATGACGAAGAGATCTCTGAAACATTGCCCGAAGTGATCGAACCGGCCGCAGAGTCGGATGCACCGGAGAGCGATGAGTCGGAAGAAGTTGTATCGAAGCCCTCGGTGCTGGTGCCGAAGTCTCGTTATGACTACAAAGCTTCGCAGGCCAAGCAGCTACAGGCTCGCAACCGCGAGCTGGAAGAGAAGCTGCAGCGCTACGAGGCAGAGCAGGAGAAATCGAAGGACACCGGTCCGACGCTTGCGATGCAGATCTCGGACATCGACCGTCAGATTGCCGAGGCGCGCAAGGACGGCAATACCGACCTCGCGTTCGACTTGATGGACAAGAAGACGGATTTGAAGATCCAGGCGGCGGCTGCGCCGGCAGCGGGTCCTTCGATCGACGCTGGCCAAGTCGCGGAGGACGCGGTCGACACCATGCGGATGGACGACCTGCTCGACCGCCTGGAAGACGAGTTTGACATGCTGATGCCGGGGAACGACGGATACGACCAGGAATTGGTTGATGAGATCCAAGACTTGCGTGCGGCGTTCCAAGCGCGTGGCTACGGCAAGTTTGATGCGCTTGCGCGAGCTGCGAACTACGTACTTGGTTCCTACGAGCGTGCCGAAGCGCCGGTTGATACGTCTTTGAAAAGCGAGCGTCGTAAAACGGATGTTAAAAAGAACCTTGCGGCGGCTCGTCGCATGCCGCCGGACATGAGCGCTCGTGGGCTGCCGTCGGACAAGCGCGGTATGCAGGACGATTCGCCAGCGGCGTCGCGTATGACGGACGCAGATCTGGAAGCACTCCCGGATTCAACGAAGCGTCGCATGCGCGGTGATTTCTTCGGTACGTAATAATTTTCTTGCTGTTGTCAGCTCTGGGCCACAGGGGGTTTCCTTGGCCCTTTTTTTATGTTAATTAAGAAGTAGCAGGCAAGTCCTGCTACTCGACGCTCGGCGGCGAAACAGCCGAGACGGTATCGCAACCCGTATCAGAGTCGTGCCTCGGTAGTCCGGCACGAAAGCTCGGCGTTGGTTTGAATTTTTTCAACAACGGGAGCGTGCCTATATGGCTCTTACAAATTTCGCTGCTTTGACCTCAGAACAGAAAACTGTCTGGGTGAAAGACACTTGGAACGTTGCTCGCAATCAGATGTTCGTGAACCGTTTCGCTGGTGCCGGTTCGGACTCGATGGTTCAGCGCATTACCGAACTCAAGAAGACTGAAAAGGGCGCGCGGGCGGTTATCACGCTTGTGGCCGATCTGGAAGGCGACGGCGTCGCGGGCGACCGCACGTTGGAAGGCAACGAAGAAGCCCTCAAGTCGTACGATCAGGTCATTGAAATCGACATGCTGCGTCACGCGAACCGCGGTGAAGGCCGCATGGCTGAGCAGAAGTCGGTTGTTTCGTTTCGCGAGAACTCGAAGGACGTGCTGGCGTACTGGCTTGCAGATCGCTGTGACCAGATGGCGTTCCTGACGCTGTCGGGGGTCGCGTACTCGCTTAAAAACGACGCTACTGCGCGTACTGGTTCGGATCTCCCGTACCTCTCGTTTGCAGACGACGTGACTGCGGCTTCCGCGAACCGTTATTACGTGTGGGACGCTACTGGATTCGGCGTCAACACCGCGAATACCGGTCTCGCTGCTGCTGACATCCCGACGTGGAACATGCTGGTGGAGCTGAAAGCGATTGCGCAGGACAGCTACATTAAGCCGATTCGCGGCGAGATGGGGATGGAGCAGTACAACGTGTTCATGACGCCCCGAGGCATTGCGGCGCTCAAGCGGGACACCGCTTTCGTGGCTGCATGGCGTGATGCCATGCCGCGTGCGGCGACCAATCCGATGTTTAAAGGCGCTGACGTGATTTACGTCGACGGGCTGGCCATCCATACCTATCGCCACGTGTACCGTTCCTCTGCCTGGGGCGGCGGCGCTGTTCGCGGCCAGCGTGTGCTGCTGTGTGGGGCGCAGGCTTTGGGCTTTGCCGATATCGGCGAAGGTGAGTGGGTCGAGAAGTATTTCGACTACGAAAACCAGCCGGGCATTGCGTTGGGCAAGATCATGGGCTTCAAGAAGCCTGTGTTCCGCAGCGCGGTTACTGGCACCAACGAAGACTTCGGCGTCATCTGCGTCGACACTGCGGTTTAAGGAGTAAGCGATATGCCAATTACACGAGAGAGTGCTCGACAGTATCCGATGTACGCGGAAGTCGCGATTGCATTCGGCGACGTCGTTAGCGGCGCTGCTGAAAAGGCAATCCTGCTGCCTGCTGGAGCGGTTGTT